TTGATCCGCCGGTCTTCAGGGTAAAAGAAGATCCCGTGCCAGTGGTGGTGAAGTACACCCCCTGCACACGGGTGCGCCCGTTCACGGCATCGCCAGATGCCGTGACGGTTTTAGCACTCAGGTCACTTGCAAAACTCATAACTTGCTCCTTGAGTTAAAAACCCTGACGGGAGACAAATTATTAGCTTGGGGTAACAGCGTTAGTGCCGTCAGCGTCTACCCAGGTAGACGCAGCAGCGCTTCCCGTAGCAACTTTAAGCTTGCTGTTGGTCGTGTCAAAAACAAGAGTCCCTGCCTGTTTATCAGAGGTGTTAACCGCGTTTGCAATGTCTGCGATGTTAGCGGCTGCGGTGGCGTAAAGAATGACGTAGCCCTGAGAAGCGTTAACTCCGCCTGTTACGTCTCCTTCAAAACCGTTGTCTGATTTGACCGGGCCGGAAAAAGTTGTGCGTGCCATTTATAAATGCCTCACATGCGAGTTAAGTACACCTGTCTGCATGTCGTCAGCCGGGCCTGTCAGGTGTACCGGTTTGTCCCGGAATAACACCACTATACGTCAGTAATCTAGATAAAAAAAGGGGGTCTTTCGACCCCCTTTAGTTCGGCTAAGCGATTAAGCCGCGCCGGGTGAGCCAAAGATTCCGCGAGGATCGCTGAATCCAAAGCTATAGCGCTCGCGCGCCTTGTACCGCACGTTGCCGGTATCGAAGTCGCCTTCAAAACCGGTCTTGATCGCTACGCGCTGGAACATCTTCATGCCGTTCGGGGCATCGGTCTTGATGAACCATGCGTCCGGATCGGTCAAGAAGTGGTTCACGGTGTAGCCTTGCGGCACCATGCCCATGTTCTTCACGGCGTTGATGTCGTTGTCCGCAGTGCCGACACGGAGGGTCGACTTGAGAATGCGGTCAGCCGTGAACATCAGCTCTTTCGGGATGATGAGCTTCAAGCCTTGAACAGCGATCTTCAGCCCACGCTCGTCGGTGAAGGCGGCAATGTCGATCAACGCCTGCTCCAGCGAGGTTTCGCTGAGGTCAGCCGAGACAGACAGCTCGTTGCGGAGGTTCGGGCCCGACAGGGTCGGGTGATCGTCCGCGCAAAGCGGCTTGCCGTCGCCACCAAGCGAGGTGTCAAACGCGCCGTTAAGCACGCTGGCAGCCTTGATCTGCTTGGTTTGCGCCATGGAACGAGCCAACGCCTTGGTGTAACGCGCCGAGAGACGGTCGTAGAGGTTGTCCTCCACGGCTTCTTCGGTGAGCGAGAACGCCAACGCGATCGTCTCGTGCGTATAACGAGCGGTGTAGACTTCCTGCGCTTGGTCGTAAGCGACGCCAGCGCCTTCGGTCTTAACTGGAGCTTCGGCGAAGCCGGACTCCATCACCTCTTCTTCAAACGCACGATCCGAGGTTTCTACCGAGTAGATCTCGGCATGCTCGTTTTCGTAGTTCTTGTACTCGAGGCCGAAGAGGGCGTTCAAGCCCGGCTCCAGCTCCTTAACAAGTTGTGCACGTGAAATTGCCATGATTTATGCCCCTTAAACTCAGGTTACGGCCTTGACGCCAGTGCTGCCGTACAGGTGCTCGTTGATTTTCACAACGACCACAGCATAGTTCCCGAGCGCGTTGCCGGGGACATCCCACAAACCAACGATCTTCAGGTTCAGTGCCGCCGTATCCGCAATGGTGGACGAATCCAATTCCATCGAAGACACACCCGTGGTGGTGCTGCCGCCCGTTCCAACGACATCCGCGTTCTTGCCGATATCGGCCTGAACAATGTCTTCGTCGGCTTGGACAATGAACAACTGGTTCGGGTCGTCGATCACGTCGGCAACAATCTTGCCGGTGGTGATGTTGACGCTGCCCGGATAGTAGTTCTTCCAAGTCGGTTTACCGGAGGAAGGGTCCACATAAAAACAGCCGTTAAACACACCCAAGGCCGCGGAATGCGTACCCGGGAGGAACTTAACGACATACCCGCCTACGATCGTAACCAGGTCGCCCTGATAGATCGCGCCTGCTTGGTTATCCTCAATCTCGTAACCGTACTGCTTCTGGGCACCAGTCGCAGACAAATTGCCGAGAGGACGAAAACCAAAGGCTTTATCTACGTTTGCCATTTGATAGATCCTCTAAAAAAGTTATTCACTAGCTCTTCGAGCCGCCGAATGAAACGCGGGATCTGCGGGTGGGACGTTCGATGACCATGCTTGAGTGAGCATTGCTTTTCATCAATTCGTTGTCCGCAGCCTGCATTTGGTCGCCCGCTGCCTTTCGGTAATGCGCATTGCGCTCTTCCACGGTTTCCTCGGGGATACGGGCCAGTAACAGTCCACCAACGCTGATCACGCCAGCGTGGCGACCGTCCTGTACGGTGGGGGCCGGGAAGTCAGGGTATTCATCGCCTCGAACAAGCTCATAGCCTTCGCGCAAGCGCCCGGCGATGTTTGTTCGATCTTCTACCCCACCTGCCTCAGCCCGAATCCAACGGTGTTTGTATCCGTAAGGAGCGGGAGGCGCATCCAGTCGCGAAGGTGGACTCCAAGGGCGGCGCCGCGCGGACTTCTCGCGAGATTCGGATTCACGAGTAGTGCGGTTAGATGTTTTAGCGTCCGACATGTGTCTTACTCCTTCACGTACTTGGCGTATTCCTCAAGGGGAACGCCCAGCTTTTTAGCAATTGCCACTTGACTTGGTGTCAACCTGACAGTGCGGCGTGCAGTACTATTGATCCCGGAAGCCCGGGAAGCGGGGGCGACAGTCTGCACGGTTCGGCCACCTCCGTTTAGCGTTCCGCCGCCATTTCCAAACTTTTGCGGAAATGCCTGGCGAATACGTTTGTCAAGTTCATCATAATACTCGTCTGAATTCGGGTCAACGCCCTCAACTTGAATAAGTTGACGGTGGATGCCCCACGCAGCGTGGGTCATCACGTTGTCCTTGCCATACCAATTGTTGCGCTCGGCCCACTCTTCCGCCCGCGGGTCAACCTGCCGTACCTGTTGTACCGGCTGTTGCACGGGTTGCTGGGCCGCGGCTGCTTGTTGAGCTGCCAACTGCTGGTAGTACGCTTGACGCTGGGCTTCCGCGGCACTGATCTGGCTTTGCTCCATCGTCAAAGCGGTCAAACGCTGCTGGGCTTCGGTTTCCGTATCCACGTCGCCCTCTTCGCGGGCTTTGCGAATGATCTGCTTGAGGGCTACGGCCTGCGTTTCGACGCGGCTTTTCGCTTCATACAAGCGAGCTTCGTCTGTTTTTTGATAACGGTCCTCGAGCTGCTGCGCATGGGCCTGCACCTGCTTGGCATAGTCCAAAGCAGCCTGTTCGCGGCGCTGCGTCTCGCGCAGGCGCGCGGTTAGCTTGTCAATGCGCTTCTTGACCTTGTCGCCGTACTCGTCCAACTCACCTTTTTCCGGCTTTTCCGGGGCGGCATCGCGAGCGGCAGGATTCTTTTCCTCTTCTACGACTTCAACGGTTGCAGGGGATTCATCTTCCCCTACGTTATATTCCAATTCCTGATCATTCATCTCGGGGATCTCCTGTTACATGTGCAAAATGTCTTCGGGGTCGTGGATTTTTCCCAAGACCTCGTCGTCATTGATAAGGCGGATCTCTCCACCATCGATGGGGATGCGTGCACCGGCGTAGCGGCCAAAGATGATCCAGTCACCTTCCGCGCACCACGCGCCGGTTGGGAACTTGGCTTCATCGGCATAGGCCAAAGGACCGAGTTTGAGGACGTAGCCACAAACGGTCGCTAGGTTTTGCCGCCTTTGGGTTTCTTCAGCGAGCACAATGCCGCCTTTAGTGCGCTCCGCACCGCGATACGGGAGGATGGCCATACGCCAGCCTGTCGGATCGGGAATGCGCTTGAGCACAGAGGCATCGAGCTTGTTGGGGTCAAACCCTTCTTGGGTGTACGCATCATCCAGCGTGGGCACTTTGTTGGCTTCCTCTTCCTGCCACTTTTGTTCAAGTGCGGTGAGGGGTTTTGCTGAGGTACTCATAGGTCTCCTGTCAGATTGAAAAGCCGTCGTCATCCGTTCGTGACTTTAAAAGCGCCTTCACGGATTCCTCTGCCAGCTTTAACCCTTCAAGACGACCCATCATGTACCGATACCGTTCGATATCAGCAATGTTGCCGTTCAGGATGATTTCTTCCGAGCTTTGTCGGAGCTTTCTAAGCTCTTTGAGAACTGCTTCTGCAAATTCAAGCATGGGTAGGTTCCATGAAAAGCAGACGGTTTAGCGCACCGTCTGATAGCGCTTTTAATCAGTATATCTTAACTGGACGATTGCCGTCTTTCTTCTTGACAATCCGCACGGGGCCCATCACCCCACCTTTGCCTTTTTTGCGAGCGCGGCCAGCTTCCGAATAGGCAATCGCTGCGGCTTGCTTTGACGCGGCGCGCTTGCTCTTAGGCCTGCTCGTGCCAATTTTCCCGGTACGGCCAAACGAGCTCATCATCTCCCCAATGTTTGAGCTGATGACTTTATTGCTTCGACCTTTTTTAAGCGGCATTGCGGCCTCCTTGTGCCTTAGCCATTTGAAGTTGCAGTTTCTGCTGATCAATCTGCATCGACTGCTGAGCTTTTTGCGATTCAAGTTGTAGCTTCTGCTGATCCAACTGCATTTTGGCCTGATCGGCCGCAGCGCGTTGATCCAGTTCCTGTT